TCTATAACATCTACGCAAAATAAAAAAGGCGGGTCTGTGCCCGCCCTTCTTATTATTTAGAGATTCAGAGTTATTTGAATTATGAAAGAATAAATAGCTCGTCTCTATTATATCATTTATCTGCTTCCTTTTCCAGCCACTTGATCCGCTCCTCGTGGCTAACTACTTCGGTGCGAAGCTCGTCTATCTCCTGCCCGTGCGTAGTTATCCTGTCCTTCAGTTCTGCGATGATGTCCTTCAGGCTCTCTACAGATGCGGTCAAGGCTGTTATGTTACTGTTTAATCTGATGACTGGAACGATGACCACGATGAGCAGTCCTATAAGTTCCAGTGCTCCCACGAGGATTTGGTAGTCCATTTTATGCGTTCTCCTTATAAAAAGCCTGTGACAGTTTGATTGGCGTGACACCAGGTATGTGGAGCACCCATGCTCCCTTGTTGTTGCGCTTCCAGCCAGTACCGCCGAGTCCGTGCTTGGACTTGGAGAAACCGCAGGAAATGTGCAAATGGTTGCCAGTAGCATTGCCATTGCGCCCCTCACGGAAGCACTTGTCACCCTGTCTGTAGATTTTACCGACCGGTTTCATCTCCTTATTGTCCTGATGCTCCGACATTATGTACAGATAGCCAACCCCATACGGAGTCTTGACCTTGTTGACCGACCGAAGCCATATTGCATGACTGGCCTGCGTGTATCTGCGGAGCACGATGAGGTCACACGGAGCACGGAACCAGTCTCGACCACTGTCGGCTCCTACGAGGTCTGTCGGGTAGTCGTGAGGCTTACCGCCGCTGCACTGTCTGTGTGCTTTGCTGCCGTTGTAGGAAGCGCTGATGCGGTGGTTCTTCATCGGGAATTTTGCTCTCTGCATACTATCACCTCCTACTGTGGTAACTCTTCGTCATCTTCAGGGTCTTCCAGTTCTTCGTCTTCTGCTTCGGGTTCGTCGTCGTCATCATCGTCGTCATCGTCCGTTTCAGCCAAGACCTTCAGCAGTTCCTCGATGGTCACATCGTCGTCCATATCTGCGTCCTCTATCTGCGTTTCCGCCAGATGCACCTCTGGAAGCCCTGCCACGCTGGTGAGGATAGACAATATACCTGCCAGCAGAGAAGCAGAAACCACTATGCGCCAATCTACTGCGGACAGTACCGCTGCCGATCCGATCGTAGCGACTGCCGTCTGTGCTATTGTTTTGATTGCTCTTACAAGCGCTGCCTTAATCCATAAGTTATCCATAATTCCCTCCTATAAAACATTACCGAAGCCGACATACCATGCAGCCTTCTTCTTACGAGCTTTAACACCGCCGCCTACGTTTCCATCGATGGTGTACACGTAGCCGTTCTTGTACTTAACAAAGATGGATGTATGCCCGGTGCTCTTCTTCTTTGTACTTCCGACCTTCTTAAATGCAGGGTTCCCCATTTTGGCCTTTTTCGGGTCCTTGACGATCTTCCCCTGCTTCTTGAGTTTCTTATAAAGATATTTCGTGTTGCTGGCGTTCTTGCCCAGCGCCTTAACGGGCAGTTTCTTGAGCAATCCGCATTTGTCATAAATAAAAAGAACGAATATGGTACACCATCCCATTTTGTAATATCCGTTCTTCTTTACTCCGTATTTTCCCTTGAAATGTCGGGTGAATTTGTTGTTGTGGGCTTTGTACTTTTTGCCCTTGTACTTGGTCGCTTTGTTGACGATCTTTTGACCGTTGGTCATTGTTATCACCTCCTACTCTTCTTCCAATTTATAGCCGACCACTTCGGCGTAAATCCTACTTGGTCTGTTTGAGTAACTTCCAAGATGTCCGACGTAATACCGAAGTTCTGTTGTAGTTACGGACGTCAGAGAAGTTACTATATGTGCGTAGCCAGCGTTCGCCGTGATGGTCGCATAATACACGGCATCTAACTCCAAGCCTGCTAATGATATCTTGTAAGCGTCAGCGTTACGATACCAACCATTACCGCTGGAAGTTGTGCACGTAGTTGTTGTAGCGCCCGAGTCATACCACGCTTTAATGAGTCCGCTGTCCATATGTTGCTCATAAACCCAGTTGTTATATTGACGTACATAGATTCGTGGCATTGAGAAACCAGAACCATCTACGATTTCACCAGCCGTCTTGACATTGCCGTTCCAGTCCACGCTGAATGCGTTTGACCTGTTATCGTCATCTGTACCATTGCCGATTATGAGTGCTTTCTGCTTCGACTTGTCGCTGGCAGTATCTTCTTCGTTGTACCTACCGATTACAGTTTGGGCTTCTTTGCTTGCAATTGTTCCGTAGTTTTGGGCGTGTGAGTATTTCCCATTTGCTTTAGTAACATACCCCTCGGCGTGTGCGCTCGCACCACTTGATTGTGTGTAGTACCCTTCTGCGTGGGAATACTCACCACTACTTTTGTTATTTGCGCCTTCCGCTACACTCATAGCACCGACTGTTGAATTGCTAGAACGGAACCCCAGCGTATATGCTTTAGTATACGAACTAACTGACGGATATCTGATAACAATCTGCGCCCCGTCTGCTGGTGCTGGGTTGATGTAACAGAACTCTAAATATTTTGTACCTCCGCTCATATCAGCACCGTCAATCGTGACGGAATAGTCGGTATCTCTGGCGACGAATGACAAATGAAATGATTTTGTTTTACCGTCTCCTATGAATGTATCTGTATGGATATAATAGTATCCTTCGCCGAACTCATCGCTCGCTATATGCTTGCTTTTGAGGTCGCTTACATGAAAATATGTTTTTTCCTCGTCGTCAACCAACTGCATAGAATGGTAGTCCATACCAAGATGCGATTCACCCGTCTTACCTATCTGCGAGCCATTACCGCCAAACGAAGCAATCTCCGTCATACCATCACGAACCGCCATTCCGTTCGACCTCAAGATGGTGTTGCCCCCACCGTTCTGTGGGTCTGCAAGGAACTCTTCTCGGGTCTTCTCCGTGATGTGTGCTCCAGTATCATCTCCAGTTTCAGTATGCCAAAAATACTGGTTCGTGTTCGATGCTATCTGATTGGCGTTCAGAGCATTCGCCGATGCTTCACCTGCTACCGTTGACGCCTCTTCCGCAACCTCGTGAGCCTTCGACGCAGTTGCCTGCGCTTGTGATGCTTCGGATCGTGCGACCTTTGCCTCTCTGTCGTCCGTCGGTGGAGCAGACTGGTTGCCGGTCAGCCACGCCCTACCACCGCCTACTCTGACCTGCACGGTGTCACCCGGCTGGCAGGCTATTGTCAGTTGCACCGGTGTCTCGCTGGTACCGCCGGGTATCTGCACCCAAGCGGTATTGCCAACAACTCTTTTGACCGTAGCGACTGTGTCATAAGCCTGCGTCTTGCCGGACTTGGCTGACTCTATAGCCTTTCGCAGGTCTGATACTATGTTGTCTATTGTCGCCATGATGTTAACCTCCTATGTATGTGACTGACTCTGCCGTCTTTGCGCCGTAGCCGAGCGTGATGGACTGTGAGTCGATGCGGTATCTGCCCTCGATGCCCTGCGCAGGATACCGAAGCCTGATGCAGTCCCCTACCGTCAGCTCCGGAAGGTATCTGCGGTCGTATGAGACTTCCTTCTCGTATTTCTGCAGGTCTTTGAGCATTCGGATCGCGTACTCCTCTACAGTCTCGTTTTCTGCGAGGTCGCAGCTGGTATCCTCTGCCCACACTTCCCTGCCACGCCTTACAGTCGACAACGGGCTGTTCGGGTCGTCGTCTCGCGCTATTCCGGTCACGTCCCCGTCGATTGCCCTGAAGACGTTCGGACACTCGTACCAGTCAGCAGATGCCTTGAGCTTCGTCTCGATGACATCGTTGTCCAGAGCTCCCAGCACGATGGCTGGTTCGTCCGTTGCTGGCTCAAGGGTGATAACTCCGTAGCCGTCCAGCCTCATGCGCCAGTTGATGGCTTTGAGGATTTTCTGCGACATCGTGAGACGAGTCTCGCCGTCCTCTGCCACTACGTGAGACGCAAGAGCAGGAGCCGTGCCGTTGACCTTGACTGGTGCTGGAGTTGCTTGAAGCAGTTCGCAGATAATCTGTGCACCCGGAACGCCTGCAGGAGCGTACCAGCCTCTAGGGAGTAGGATATCGTCCGCAGGTTTAAGGACGGAGTAACATTGCACCTTGTTAGTCTCCAGCACTCCGTTGATGTCCCGATCGGGAGCGCAGGCCAGTCCCGTGAAGAGTGGTTCATGCGCAGAACTGCCGTCTGACTGACTTGCATCGAGCCACACCCTTACCCACCGCTCTGCGCCCTGCTGATATCTGACGCAGTCCACGTCGGCGGACTCCATCAAGCCAGTAGACTGACGCTTGACGGAACCGCCCGTGATTTCAATGCGCTGGATATCTCGCCAAGAGGCAGGGTCAATAAAGCTCATGTAGTATGAAGCACTTAAGCCTTTTGTCCAGTCCATAGTTTATGCCTCCTCCTCTTGTGTTGCGAGCCATTCTGCGTAGGTCAGCCCGTCGAGTGATTCGGGGTCGACCTTTGTGATTGATATGTCGAAGGAAGCGACCTTGTGACCGCTGTCCTTGTTGATTGATTCGGATAATTGGATGTCCGCTGGGTACGATGACCCTTCGTTCGTGCGGATGTGGCAGATTCCAGGATAATCGGCTAACCTGCGGAGCCCCTCTATCGTGTCAACGTCTGCGAGCGGTACGATCGCGGAAACCTTGCCCGAGCGATTGATGGCAGGGTTCCAGTCGCCCTGAACGGAGCCACCGAGATAGTTGGTTACCTCCACGTCCTTTGCCCAGTCAGATGACAGGTCAAGGTCGTAGTCGAGATTGACTCTGCCAGTCCCGAAGTCGATGATGGTCGAACCGTTCGGCAGGAAGTCGCCGTCATCTTCGCCGAAGTCCGTCCACGCCATAGTCTCGTCTGCGGTGATATAGTCGCCGTCCTTTGATCTGAAGACGATTCTGTGACCACCGTTTTCTCCAATTGTCGGGAACGGGTCAACGTACTGCTCACCGAACCTTGCACCCTCGTAGATGAGAGCAGGTCTGTCAACGGACAAGCGATAGATGTCGCAGGTGTCACCGTCTTCGGTACCTGCTGGTGCAATAGGCTTGATAATCGTGACCATGTGGTCGGTATCTGCGGACACTTCGCCGTTCGGAATGAGTGCTTGATGCGCCCACCTTACGAGGAACGTGATGGTGTCCGCTGTGGCTGACTGCCCGAGCCCGTCTTGGACAGTTGCGATAATGCGGTACGATGCTCCGTCGTTGAATCTGCCGATAAGGTCGGTCTCGTCGATGGTGAACGTGCCCGAGCCGTTCATGGACTGCACAACTATCGCCTCGCCTTCGTATCCGTTGAGGGTCTTTTCGTTTGGTTGCTCAATTTGGAAGTCGGCAGACCGCTCGATGATGAGTGACGTCGTATCGCCCACGTCCGCTCCCGTGAC